CATTATAATCGTGATGAAGGCAATGTAGTTCCTGGCTATGTAGAAGTTCCATTAGAAACATATGGTGAATTTTCTAAGCAATGGATCACAGAATGTGCAAGAGTTTTGCGCCCAGGCGGTAGTATGTATATTGTCAGTGGTTACACAAATTTGCATCATATACTTAATGCATTGCACTCAACTGACTTAAAAGAAATTAATCATATTATTGCACAATATAGTTTTGGTGTATCAACAAAAAACAAATTTGTAAGTAGTCACTATCATGTTTTGTTTTGGTCAAAGCCAGAAACAAGCAAGCAAAAGCGTACATTTAATACTAATGCTTATTACACTGATAGTAAAGATAGTTATCATGACCGATTGACAGTGCAGACAATGCCGCGTAGTCATAAACCTGGACAAATTAAAAACAAGAACCAACTGAATGAAGATTGGATTGAGAAGTTTATCCTATATAGTAGTAATCGTGGCGATGTAGTAATGGATCCATTTTGTGGTGGCTTCACTACGCCGAGAACTGCATTACGTTACGGTAGAGAGTTTGTTGGGTTTGAAATGAATAAAAACGCATATGATGCTTTCTTACCAACACTTGATGAAGTAGAAGTATTACCTGACCCAGATCCCATAGCACCATCTGCTGAAGAACTTGCCAAAAGAGAAAAGCAGCGTGAAGGTTGGAAGCGTGATCGATTGCGTAAAAAAGAAGAAAATAATTTAAACCCAGCACTGTTTGATTAAAAGTGTTGACCTTTATACAGAGAAATGATATAATATACAAATGTCAGAAGTAAAAAATTATAGCCCAGACTTACAGAAACTATTCATTCAATTCATGGTTACTAATCCTGAACTATATACTAGGATCAGAGGGATTATCAAGCCTGAATATTTTGACCGCAGTGTTCGTCCTGTGGTCAAACAACTTATTGATTATAGTGAAGATTATTCTACACTGCCAGATACTGCAATTATTAAGGCAGAAACGGGGCAAGACATTGAGAAGTTGGACAACATAACCCAGCATGAAGAATGGTTTGTGGATGAGTTTGAGACATTTTGCCGTCACAAGGCTATTGAGAAGGCTATTATCGATAGCACAGACTTACTTGAGACTGGCAAGTACGGTGAAGTAGAACTTAGAATCAAAGAGGCCGTTCAAATTGGACTGGCACGTAGTTTAGGAACAGATTATTTTGCTGATCCTAGAGGTGTGCTTGAACGGATGAAAGACAACAATGGTCAGATTACGACTGGTTGGAAATCTCTTGATGATAAGTTATATGGTGGCATTAATCGTGGGGAGATTACGATTTTTGCAGGTGGCTCCGGGGCAGGTAAATCCCTTTTTATGCAAAATATGAGCCTGAATTGGGCGGAGGCTGGGTTGAATTGTGTCTACTTCACATTGGAGTTATCCGAGGAACTTTCAAGTATGCGTATGTATGCAATGCAGACGGACCGCAGTACTAGACGCATTTTTAAAGACCTAGACGATGTTGAACTACAAGTTAAAGCGAAAGGCAAACAGTCCGGTATGCTACGTATAAAGTATCTTCCGAGTGGTTCAACAATCAATGATCTACGGTCTTACTTGAAAGAACTTCAGATACAAACTGGCAAAACAGTTGATTGTATGTGCATTGACTATCTAGACTTGTTAATGCCAGCAACCAAAAAAGTGCCTGCAGGTGATACCTTTACCAAAGACAAATATGTTACAGAAGAAATGCGTAACTTTTCTATGGAAACTCAGACTGTTACTGTGACTGCATCACAGTTAAATCGTAGTGCAGTCGAAGAAATTGAATTTGATCATTCTCATATTGCTGGTGGTATCAGTAAAATTCAAACAGCAGATAATGTTATCGGTATCTTTACATCAAATGCAATGCGTGAACGTGGCCAATATCAATTACAACTACTAAAAACACGTTCATCTTCTGGTGTCGGTAGTAAGGTAAGTTTATTATTCGATAGAGATAGTTTGCGCATTTCAGATGATCCAGATCAAGATAGTAATGGTGTTGGCGCATCAAGCAATGGTGGAAGTACTACAAGTGTTGTTGACCAACTTAGAAAGAAAACAACCCTAAATAAACCAGAAGATGATGATACCCCTGTATTTGAAAAGACACAGGCTGCAAGTTCACTTAGAGCAATGCTTAAAACTAAAAGCAGGTCTGCTTTTGATGAAACTTGATAAATACACTTAACGGAGAATTGTTATGAAACGTAAAAGTCTATTTGAAGAACTAAACAGCATGTCTTATGATAAAGATAATAAACGTCTGGTTGAACAAAAGGGCGAACACCTTATTGCAGGTGCGATACATTTAATGGAATTCATTGAAAATAATTTTGATGAAGATACTGCAAATGATTTACAAAAACGTTTAGTTAATAGTATCCGCACAAAAGACCCGCGTAAATTTAAGCGAGGCATGAATAGTGTAGACAAATAATGGATTTTGAACAACAGTTACACCAACTAAAGGTTCTAGCAGGTATATATAAGCCTTATGATGTATCACAACATCAGGAGAATATCTCACATACTGGCCAAGAAAAAGGCGAGTATCAGAAAAAGAATAATATACAACCTGGAACGGATGAGTGGTTTAAGTTATGGTTTGCAAGACCACAACTAACTGGGGAAAATCCATTTGGGGATAAGAAATGAAGATATCAGATATAATTTTAAATCAAGGAATTGAACGCAGATTTAGAGGCCCACGTAAACCCCGCCAAAAGCAAGTTGGATTTCATGCGAAACTAAAGGGTCTTTTTGATAATGATTTGAGTGAAGCAAAAAATACGCACTTGGATCATGCTGAAGAATTAATCTTTATTTACGGACAAGAGGGACTAAAACGTGTTGTGAGTACGTACTCTAAATTATTATCCTCATTGGATGGTGATAGCGGCGGCGATGCGATTACAACAAAATGGGATGGTGCTCCAGCAATATTTGCTGGGGTTGATCCTGAAGATGGTGAGTTTTTTGTTGGAACTAAGGGTGTATTTGCAAAAACTCCTAAGTTGAATAAAAAGCCTGAAGATATTGAAAAAAATCATGCTGATGTCACCAAAAACGGCGAAGCAATAAGTAAAAAAGGACTACGTGATAAATTATATGCATCACTAGAACACCTCAAAAACTTGGGTATTTCTGGAGTAGTTCAAGGCGATCTTCTTTTTACACGTGACGATTTAAAAGAAGTACAGATTGAAGGTGAAAAGTATATAGCATTCAAGCCTAATACTATAACATACGTTGTTCCTGCTAATAGTGATACAGCACGTGAAATGCTATCATCTAAACTTGGTGTGGTATTTCATACTAGTTATGAGGGCGATACACTAGAAAATATGAGTGCAAGATTTGGTTATGATGCAAGTAACTTAAATAAATCATCTAATGTTTGGTATACTGATGCACGTATTAAAGATGTATCAGGACAAGTAAATCTTAGTAAGGGTGAAGTTAGTGCAATTGCAACTGCAATTAATGAACTTTCAAGTTTGTCTATACCTAGTCCAGATGTGTTTAAAAACATTAATAATACAATTGGCGGAATAGATATAGTTGCTGCACTTAAAGCACATGCTAATACACCTATTCGTTCAGGTAATGCGTTAGAGAAAGATGCTGATAAATTCGTATCAGATTTTATTAATAAATTGAAAGATAAGTTTGATACTGATATGTCTAAATTAAAAACTGGACCAGAAGGCAAAGCAGGACTAGCAAAATTAGATAAAAAGAAACAAGTTGTTGAATTTATTGAAGAGAATGCAAGTAATATTGCGAATATGTATAGAGCGTATTTAAAAACCGAAGCAGTGAAAATGATGTTTCAGCGTAAGATGCGAGATATTAAATCGATTGATAGTTTTATTGAACAACCAGATGGTTCGTTTAAGGTAACTGATCCTGAGGGATTTGTTATTGTAGACCATGTTGGGCGCGCTATGAAAATTGTTGATAGATTAGAATTTAGTGCTGCAAACTTCGCAAAGTAATTAGGGAATAATATGTTTAGTAAAGAATGTAAAGAACATTTAAAAGAAGCAGATATGGGGCCCTTGCAA